TGTGATTTTAAATCTGCAATGTTCTTGTCACGCTTTAATGTATTCAACTCTTCAAGCATGGTTTTTCTATCTTCTTCTGCTTGCTGCTTTGCTAGTTCGCCTGCGTCGAGAGTGCTTTGATATTTCGTTTTCCACTCTTTGCATTCAGAAGTAAGTTTTGAAATGTTGTTTTTCAGATTCGTGAAATCACTGTCTGTGTGGAACGTCAAATCTGCTAGTGCAGCACTGACTTCTTCTAGTGACATTCCTTCTTTATAGGCTTTACCTAATAACTCTTTTAAAGAACTCATTTTGTTTTTTCTCCTGCGATTATAGTTTTCCCTAACTGTCTATTTTGCGATTTAAGGTTTCTCTACCTTTATGTGCGAATTTTGTATTGCGACTTCCCTTCCGCATATCTTTTCGGACCATTTATCCGTTAAGAACTTGTTGTATAACTCAACCAACATCTACAATTCACATTGTTGCCAGCATTGTTGAAACCGCCTGGGAATTGTGCTTCATCCAAATCGAATGTAATGAATGGTTCATCAAGTTTCTTTGTGATTGAATCAATGTATTCGTGGGTATCACGCACCTTCAAATCGCCTTGTGTATTCCATTCCTTTAGGACTTCTTTCCCTGTGGCCTTCTGATAGTCTGTAGCGGTCTTATAAGCTGCAGATTCGTACACTCTGTGTGCTTCACTATCTAGCAATCTAACGAGTGCTTTAACGTCGTTATTTGCCACGTATTCGTAAACACGGTCTTTGAATGTCTTGCCAGCAATGCTTTTGTAAATACATGACTGCATGTCGGATGAACTAACATCGATATCCTTTGTAAGTCCTGTGCTATACAAGCCATCGATGTAGTAATTTCCAAGCAACATATAGAGTTCATATTCGATGTATTCTTGTTTCTTCTTTAACTCCAAAGTCTTGGAAGTAAGATATGCATTCACGATTTTTTCCGTGCTTGCATGTATCTCGTCAAAATCTAAAATGGTTAGCATAAATAAAAGAAAAGGGATATCACGATATGCATGAATACATACCTTGATACCCCTTTGGGTTTCTCCTTTCCACGTTTGGAAACGGCTTATTTACTTTTCATCTGGAACTAACTTACGCATAACTTGTATGAGCACAACTTGGTTTCGTTCAATCTTGACTTCAATGATGTTGCTCTTGTTTAGTTCCTTCTCGATTCTCTGGATCTGTCTTGGTGTCAGTTTGAATTGCATTTACTTCCTTCCCTTGCTCATTTGCTTGTTGTGCCATATATTCCTTTGATTCAATCCATGCTCCTTCACTATCTGGGAATAGGTTTGCGGTAGCAAACGCTAGACGTGGAGCAATCTTTTCATTCTGCAACATTGCAATGAGCACTTGAACCTTAGATTGAATATTCTCGTAGTTCTTACGTGTGAACTTGATATCGATGTCCTTGTAGTCCAACTTCAAGTCGGATGTGTTATTGCAGATATAAGTAACCAATTTCAGCAACTGTCTTTCACTTGCTTTAAATAGGTTTTCTGTATCTTTCGCTCTAGCTTCTGCCAGATACCATCCGTCTTGCATGATGGTTGCCATACCAGTTTCAGCAGAACTTCCGTTGTTCTTGGTTGGTGGCATACCAACGATAGCAAGTACGCTATCAACCAAATCATCCACAAGTGTTTGTGTGTTGGTCTGGTCCAATTGTGATACAAGGTATTTGATTTCACCTTGTAGACTTGGGTTGATATCTCTGAACTTGATAGCACCAATTTCATTCAACGTTTCAACCTTCTCGGTATCGATATCTACGTTATGGAATAACAATAGTGATTGTACGAATTGTTCGATACCATCGTTTCTATTGGATTGAACGTTATTGATTGCGTCTAACAGTGATAACACGATTTCAAACGCTCCAATACGTGCATTGTTCAGTGGATATTCGATAATTGGAATCTGTTTTAATGCATTTCCTGCTTGTTGCACAATCTGCTCTTCACGAATCTTGTAATACATGTCCTTTGTGTAGCACTCATACACATTGGTCTTTAGTACACCAGTACTATCGACATCAATATAATGTCGTACTCCCATGATTGGCGGTTCACCAATCAATGTCGCACTATATATTACAAACGTGTCACGTGGGTCAGCACTGTACATGTCGAATGGAATATCATCCCCATCATCGCTTTGTAAGAGAATCTTTACACCTACACCACATATATGCATGTAGTCCACGACGTCTTTATCGACTGTGACTTTATTCTTGACATCCATGTAGGAATTAAGGGTACTGATTTCATCCGATTGCTCGTTTGACTTTGACGCATATTGAATCGGTGAATATAGCAAGTAGCCAGTTTTAAACGATACGATTTCATTCGCCTTGTTTACAACAATCTTATTATTGATGGTAGGCCGAATCTTCTTCTCACGATTCAGAATAGGTTGATTGCCTTTGTAATATTCATACAAATAGTTTTCTTCACGCTTATTCTTTTCGTGTGTGATCATCGCTTCCTTTAAAAACTTGATGATATTTTCGCTCGTGATACTTTCTGTATTCACAAGAATCTTCTTTCTACCTGTATAAGCCATTTATCAGTTTCCCTTCATCATCGTCAACTTATCACTTTTAAAAGCAAAAACAAGCATAACGTTTGTATTTTTTAACAAAATTATCAGAATGGTCTATCGAAAATTTCAACTGTAGGAATCAATATCTCTTGATACATATTAGAAGCCATAGCAAGACTATCTGGTGCGTCATCATGTTTATTTTTACCATTTGCTTTGAAGCTGAATACATTTTGCATAAATTGTTCATAGTCCTTTGAACGCTTACCGCTTTCCAAGAACACGAAGTGCTGAATGATATCAGCCTTCTTTTCATAAATGCGAATATTCTTTGCAACAAGTGTTGGTGCAGAAACCATTTCAACATTGCATTTATAATTCAATTTGTTTAATTCTTCTTCAATACCTTCAACATAACTTTCAAGTGTCTTATTTGCTTCTACACGTAACGTAGTAAGGCCATGTTCTTTTGCTTTTGTAGCGGTAGTAGGTTGCGATATGGTCTTATCTTCATTTGTATAAATGACATCCACCACGTACACCTTATCACCATAAGCCTTGCATATTGGTGCAGCCACAAAGTCACCACCACCAAATGCTGGGTCGATTGTAGTGAAGGCCCAATCGCATGGTAAGTCTGGCAAATTGCCATCAAAGAAATGCATATCGTTTGGATTGAACACTGTACCTTCTCTATCGATTGGTTGTTGTTGGTACTGTGCAAGCCATGATTCAATATCGCCATTTTGTTCAAAAGAAGCACGTTTCTGTTGGTATGCTTCCGTAGAAAAGCCAACTCCATAATCGTATTCAAAGTTGCTTTCGTCATTCTCATCTAATGCAGGAATACTGATATCCGCCCACTTATGATTCTTGAATTTATCGTTTGTTTTCAGCAGTTCCATTCGTCTACCGATTGGATCTTTTGTGCTCCATCTAGTACCAATCCATAAAATACGTGTACTCTGTTTTGCACGTGAAAGCATATTGTTATCAACCTTCCCCCATGCAGTTTCAAGTCTATCTGGGTTGAGTGCTTCTTCAATACCGCTTAACAAGTCGTCAGATATTAAGATTCCACCTTCAACGTCACATGCACCATTCAATGTTCCATACAATGAACGACAAGTAAGTGTTGGGTAATGTCTCTTTGTATCTACCGATAGCGTTTGGTCCTTAGCATTTGACAATCCGTTATTAGTATTCGGCAATACTCTATCTGGAAAAATCTTTTGCCAATTATATGTATGTGGATCTTGTAAGATTTCCTGTACACCATCATAGAATTTGCCAGTCAATATCGCAGAGTACGATACATACAAGTTTGGAAATTGTGGGTATTTACCCATAAGCCATACAATAAAGAAAATTATCAGCGTGGTCTTACCCGTTCTCGGCGGCTGCGATAAGAATAATTCCTGTATATCCCCATCTGCCAGTTTCTGTAGGGTTTCTACGTGGCCCTTGAGTATCTTCTTACGGGGAATGTAGAATCGCTCTCTAGGCTTTCTATCGTATTCAAGTGCAATCATGAAACTATCGAACCAGTCTTGTGCGTCAAATACGTACATCTTGAAAATGAGTTCTCTCATTTTTTCTGCAAGTGCATAGTTCTCATTCTGCACTGCATAACGCATGACATTTCCAGATACTACAATTAAGTCCTGTACGTTTTCATGTAGGTCAAGTTTAGGTGTACCTTCTGCCTTCATCTTCATTAGGTACGCAAGTCCATCTTCACATGGTTGGTACTCATTTCTGTTCCCTATAACAGTCAATATGTTACGGAATATGCTCTGCATTCTCTCTATGTTCTTCATGTGTTCTCCTTTGCAAATAAAAAGGGCATACATCTTTCCTAAGATGTACACCCTTTGGTGTATCTTTATTCCGTTGAATAAAGATTATATTTTGTTGTTTTAATATTCGTTGTTTCTTATTTTCTTTAATCCCATGGAGCAAACATATTTCCAAAGAAACCACGTTCCTGTCGTCTTACTTTACGTCTCAATCTATATTTGTGCCGATATTCTTCCATATATCTCTTATCTTCTGCTCTTCTCTTTAAAAGCCGGAAAATGACATAGAAAATTATTCCTAGCATAATAAGGCTAAATATAAATTGAATCAACGCTATAATAAAACCAAAAATCAACATGATTATCTCACCTAATAAGTTTAACATAAAGCCATCCTTTCTACTTCTGCATAGTATTTATGGGTGCTGATACCCAACTCTCTGCATGCTTTTCGCATGGAGATTTTTTTATTATCCACTAGCTGCTTATATTCTAAGAATTTATCTTTGTCTATAGGTGTTCTTTCTTTGCCTTCTCGATAATTCGGATTGTGTTCCCTTGCATACTTCTTTCCCGCTTTAGTTCTTTCAACAATGATGTCTCTTTCAAACTCTGCAAACGCAAGCAATATCGTTCTTGTAAGTTTTCCCAATGACGTATTGTCGAACTTACCCATATTCAATATTTCTACACTTGCACCTTTTCCAAGTATTTCATCAATAACAATAAGTCCATCCTTGGCACTTCTTGCAATGCGATCCAATTTGGTAACAATAATGCGGTCACCTTCTTCTATGACCGATAACATCTCTTGCAACTCCGGTCTATCTCTTTTTGTGCCGGTAATTGCTTCCTGAAAAATATGGTCGCATTTATGTTGCTTTAATTCATCCAGTTGTACATCCAGTCCATTGCCATAGGAATCTTGCCCTTTTGTACTAACACGGGCATAGCCATATATCTTCATTATTCATCACCAATTTCATAAGCGTTCTTTGGTAATGCGTCGCCTTTAGGAATCGCAACCAGCTTATAGCCACAACCACGTAACATCTGTACTGCAGTGGCGGTCATCATGTCATTGCTACTAAAACGATAATTAACTAATTGCAAGGATATATTTTCGCTATGTGCGATGTTGGACTTCTTCAAGCCAGTTGCCTTCATTATTTCTTTGATAACTTCTTTGATTTTCATAAAGTATCTCCTTTGTACGCCTACACAATACTAAAGGTTTTCCTTTGTGTCAATACCCCTTTTAAAAACTTTCGGGTGGATATGGGGTTAGCCCGCCCGTCGTTTACCTGGTACTAGGGGGTAGGGTGTACCCTATTCCATCCGTAGCGATTGCATGCGTATCATGTACATTATTTATTGATTCATTCATTACAGAATCGAACACGCTAAAAATTTGACGGCTTGCCTTGCGTTTAAAAGATGGCAAAATATGCGTATTGTTTCCATACTTTAAAACATGAAAAC